AATCTACCAGCTTTTTCATTTGCTTTCTTTTTCCTAGTTACCTCTGATGAAATACCTCTGTCTTGCTTGGTTGCCGACCAAACATTTACATCAGTAGAAACTAACATACCTGATGTAGCAAGAGAGGTAATGTGTTCAGGTGTTTCTAAGAAAGCTTCGTTTTCTTTTAACTTCATTTTATTTCTCCTCCGTTACATTTGTAACGATTTGATTTACATTTTATTAGTAGGGAAATTCCCAACTAACACCATTAGTATATCACAACTTTACTAATCTCCAAGTAATTCTATCGTGTAATATACAAATAAAAAGTGAGGGAATCTTAGCAGAAACCCCCACCCTCAGCTTAGCGACCTCTTGCCTTACTGATTCTATACACCCCTTATGCTATGAACATAAAGAGCTAATCCACAATACACCATAAATAACAATGGTATAAGTATCAAAATTGTTAGTTTGCAATACAATATAAATTTATTCATCTTCTTTCCTCCTTAGTTTTTTACATCTCGGACTGTTTGGTTTTCTCTTACATCTATAAGTTCCGTGAGAAACTAATTTTCTTAGTCTTCTTACTTTTCCACTTGAATCCCTTTTTGGTTGTGGGATATTAGGTATTGGTGTTTTACTCATATTCATCTCCTCTATCCTCAGATATTTCCTCAGCTAGTGTATTCTTTCCACCCCCTGCACTATCGTATCTATCCTCAAATATTTTCTCAGATAATATATCAACAACCTCATCTATGTTAGGTACTATGTCTTTGATGTGATGTTCTTCGCATAGATTACAAAATTCATCAACTGACATACTTGCCACTTCCTCAACGATAACCTCTTTAATTGCTGTATTTATATTGTTACTCATCTTTTATTTTCCTCCTCATCTTTTTTGATATTTTTTTCTTTTCATTTTCTTTTTTCACAAGTCCAACATATACCTTGTTTACTTCTTTTTCTAGTTCTTCCCAAGTAATACTTTTTTTACTCATCTTCACTCTCCTGTTCACATTTTAGGCACAATGTACCCTCGTCATAGTTTGCTACCTCTTTACCTGTTGTATCTTCTAGGTATTCATCTCCACACGAAATACAAGTCCACCCGTCTGGTAAATCTAATGTCATATATAGTCTTTTCATTACATTCTCATCACTCATTATAACCTCCCTCAGTTATTAGTTTATTTTCTAATCGTTACAAATGTAACGACTGTAAGTTGCCTATCATCTAATAAAAACTTCCACTTACAACCATTATAGCATAACTTTACTAATTCCCAAGCGATTCAACCTCTCTCCTACCTATCT